ACTTAGATAGGTACACCGATAGAAAAAAATATATGGAAGAGCATCTTCAGTACTGGGGGATCGATAGTCATACTAGAATATCTGGTCTTGATGGTAAGGAGGATGATCCATCTTCATATTTGAAGGGTAGAGTTCCAGAAAACATGAACCCCGGTGAGATAGGATGTGTTCTCACACACCTCAGAGCACTCAAACATTTTGTAGAAGAGACTGACTATGATGAGGTAATCATCATGGAAGATGATATTGATCTATCTCCTGCAAAATATTGGACATTTACATGGAAAGATGTAAGGAAGAAGTTACCTATAAATTTTGACACCTGTCAGTTTACTATTATAAATCCAAATGGTATACATCTAAAGTTACATCATCGATTCATCAATGATTTCTCTGCTGCATGTTATATCATAACTAGACATCATGCCACAAAGGTGCTAAAATGTCATCAACGTGGTAACTTGTGGAAGATAGATCAAAATATCAGACCACGAGCAGTATCAGAAGATTTGATACTGGATAGTGGTAAAGGTTATGCTTTACCAATACTAAACTACAGACTTGATATGGGTTCTGCTATTCATGAGGAACATATAGATATATTCCACAAGGATAGTAAGCAAGGACTCGAAGAGTTCTGGAAACTAAATGGTCAAGATATTTTACTTGATCAGATCATGGAACTAGATGAATACGTTGGTCGTATTCCACCCTCCGTCTACCAACAACAATTTCAAAATGACACAGCAACCTCAACCTGAAGAAACAAAACCAGATATAGAACTTCTATCAGAAGGACCTCATGAAATGAAATTTTTTGAGGGTATAGGAGTGGTTGAAAATTATATGAGTAAGCAATGGTGTGAGATATTGATTGAAGCATTTGAGATGTATACTGCTCAGAAGTTGGTCAAGAGCACTTTGTTTGGCACACATTCATTTGAAGCATGTAAAGATGGTGAGGAACAATTTTCAAAGGGTTCTCTTGGTAGAAAGGACTCTGGATTATTTCTTGAGGTAGCAGATGCAGGTCTTGCTACTAATACTAATATGGTTGTCGGTGGTGGGTTTGATATGTATGCTAAAGAATATAAAGGAGTTATTGACAGTTCTGATCCACTATCATCATGGACAGTAAAACTACAGAAGACAGAATCAGGAGGAGGATATCATCAATGGCATTGTGAAGATGGTACATTTCTATACAGAGATAGAATTCTAACATGGATGATTTATTTGAATGATATTCCTTACGGAAGTGGTGGAGCGACTGATTTCTTACATCAAAAATGTTCATTCCAACCTACACAGGGTACAGCAGTGTATTGGCCAGCGACATATACACACATGCATCGTGGTGGATTCTTGACAGGAGACACTCCAAAGTATATTGCTACAGGTTGGTTCATCAGAGAACCCGGAATGGTTACAGACAGAGTTATCAAAGAAAAATTAGGACAACCTTTGCCAGAGACTATGATAAATGGTGAACAGCGATCATAATATTTACTACCAATATCAATGCTTATGATATAATACCGGATCACTATTACGATCCGAGTGTGAAATATTATATGTTCTATGATAAAGAAATAGAACAAAAGGGTCCATGGGAGTTTATAAAATTAGAAAGTGTACAGAAGTGTCCAGTTATAGAGAAGTATGATAGTCCTGTACTAAATGCATATCAACTAAGAACTATGTCACATTGGTTGTTCAGTGAACCTCATGTGTGGATAGATGGTTGTTATACAATGACAGAACAGTTTGTAAAAAATTCAAAAGAGTTTTTAGATACAAATGAAATTACATTGATGCATCATCCTGCAAAGAGAACATTCTTACAGGAGGTAATGAAGTTATACAGATGTGGGTTTGTTCCAGAAGAAAGATTATACAAATTCTGTAGGCAAGTTGCTGCAACTAAAATGCCGATGTCATTCTTTGATCACACAATCAATTGTGTTATATGGAGAAACTATACACCACATGTTATAGATTGGAATATACAATACTGGCACTGGTATCTTGACTATGAATTGTATCATGGTTGTCAGTTGACAAGTGCACTAGCAGAGTGGATGATATATCAGAAGAGATTACCAAGAGTTCCTCCACAGGTAGATTTAGATAAGTCTACTAGATTGAAGCATTGGAAAGAGTCATATGATTTCATAACTAATAATGATGAGAGAAACTTTATACAAAATATAAGGAAGATTCTGAAGGCAGCGTTATGATAATATATTCTTGCATTACGAATGGTTATGATGTAATACCAGATCATTACTACGATCCCGACGTTCGATATGTAATGTTCCATGATGGAACTGCGGTACAACAGGGACCATGGGAGTTTATAAAACTTGATGTAGATATAGATTGTCCAAGAAGACTGTCAGCATATCCTAAGATAAATCCACACAAATATTTTGGTGAAGGTGAGGACACAGTGTGGATAGATGCATGCTATGTGATGACCAAAGAGTTTGTTGAACTGGCAAAGGAGAGATTCCCATTCACTATACTAAGACATCCTAATAGGTTTTCTTACTATGATGAAATGCTTGAGGGATTTGAGTGCTCTTTCTTTGGTTTCAATGAGGGTGTAGAACTTACAAGAATATTATTTGAAGATGGATATAATTTCAGACAGTATAGAAGTCCATTAGGAACTATAATTTACAGAACTATCAATGATGATACTGTAAAGTTTGGAGATTTATGGTGGCATTACTTTGATGTAGGTGTCAATAGAGATCAGATATCATTTGATGCTGCATTACAACTCAATGATTTGAATCCTGAAATAATAGAGGATAGAAATGATTGTGGTGTTGCACTTGGATATTATAATAAGGTAGGGCGTAAAGGTAAACATCCAAAAAGGGGAGAAAAAGATCAATGGAGAATCAGACATGAGTTTATCAATGCGATGAGATCTTATGTGGGTATGTCAAAGTTCTACATAAAACATAACCACGAATTCATGCGAAGTATTCAGTGATAATTTACACATGCATTACGAATAATTATTGCAAACTGCCAGAAAATATGCCCGAAGGTCATGAGTATATTTGTTTTGGTGAAGCAGAAGCAGTAGGACCATGGAAGGTAATGCCCGGAAAAGATTGTGGTAACCCAGTAAGATCATCAAGATATTATAAGATCAATTGCCCATTTGAATCTAGTGTATATGTTGATGCAACAAAATTACATCTACTGAGAGAACCATTCTTTACTATTAGTAATGAGATACTGAACACTTATGATGATAAGATGTTCTGTATGGAACACCCACATAGACACTCATATCTAAATGAGATGATGGAGTATTATAACAATGGTTGGTGGTCTAAGAATGAGATCATGCAGTACACTGCCTTGTTGAAGGATAATGGTTTTGATTTCAAGAAATTCTTTTCACCGTTGTGTACAATTTTGTGGAGAAAGAATCGTAAAGAATTCAATGATATGTGGTGGACATGGTATCAACGAGGTGGTATTAGAGATCAGATGTCTTTTTCTACGTCATTACAAGCACTGCAAATGAATTTTAGATATGATGATTCCATCAAATTTTTGAGTAATTTTACTAATGCAGGGTACAAAGGTGAGTGGTGGGATACAAGGCAAGGTGACTATACATATCATAAAAATAATGACAGTGATAAAGTTTTAGAAATTCTGTGTAAAATGACAGGAATGTCTTCTTTTAGATATAAACCATGCTGTAGGAGACGTACTAAATAAAAGAAAAAATTGTTATGGGAGCAATGACACCACCTAGCAGGAAGTCCTGCTATAACTTTAGAGTAACGGAGATTAACCGTGTTGTTGACGGGGATACTATTGATGTCACCATTGATCTTGGGTTTGACTTATACAAGAAAGAAAGAGTTAGAGTTGCAGGAGTTGATACTCCAGAAAAAAGGACTCGTGACCTCGAAGAAAAAGCGTTGGGTATCGATGCAACTAACTGGATTAAGGAGAAACTTGAGGGGGCAATAGATGGAGACGACGAACTCACTATTAGAACTGAACTCAAAGGTGGCATGGGTAAGTATGGTAGGCTTCTTGGTTGGTTATATATTGGCGATGATAATATATCACTCAACGAAAAGATGATTGAAGAAGGATATGCATGGGCATATGATGGTGGAACTAAGAAGAAAGACTTTGCAGAACTAAGAGAAATAAGAGGTATCTGATGCTATCAGTACATCAGCACTGGGATCCATTGAAAGTATGTGCAGTGGGTAGGTGTTACCCGCCAGAATTCTTCAACTATATTCAAAACTCAAAAGTAAGAGGAGTTTTTCATCGTATAGCAGAGGAGACTGAAGATGACTATCAGAAACTTATATCTGTACTTGAAAAGTTTGATGTAAAGGTAATAAGAACTGACATAACAGATAATCCAGAGGACTACAAGAGACCAAACGGTACAATGAAGTCACCTCCAATGGTTCCTAGAGATTATACTGCCATGATTGGTAATAAGTTTTTCTTGCCCGGAAAAAACTTTGGAAAAAATATTGATATTGAATTTGAACTGAAGTCTTTGATGTCTATGAGTTCATTTAATATGAGGAACGTACCAGATTTTCATAAAGATCTATTGCAGTATGTGTATGACCTTACATTTCCCGGTAGACCTGTATCATCCGTCACTCAAGCACTGCTTCTAAAATCTTTGAGGAGTATGAAAGAAGGTAGTGTAAGAAGAATATTAGAGGGAGTTGATACTGATGATCTCAAGAATGTTATATTTCAAGGTCATACAAATACAATAGGTAAGACTTCAAAGTATGTCCATAATGATAAGACATATCCTTTCAGGACATTAGAAAAATTTGTCAAGGATTGTGGTAACGAGATAGTATATGATCAATACATCAACACTGCATCTACTACAAGAGTAGGTAAGGATTTATTTTTTGCTCTTGGTAATATAATCAACAAAGTCAATGAGAAAAATTTTGTAAGGAAATGGAAAAAATTATTCCCAGATTATAATATTCATCCAGTATCTATTCCCGGACATGGTGATGGTAGTTTCTGTCCTGTAAAACCCGGACTGATTCTAAGTCTCAAAGGTCCTGAGTTTTACAAAGATACATTTCCCGGATGGGAGGTTGTAACTTTGGAGGGTGAGGGTTGGAATAAAGTCAAACCATTCATGGAGAAGAAATCAAAATCTAGAGGAAGATATTGGGTGCCAGATGCAGGTGATTCTTTCTATGATTATGTAAATGAGTGGATGGATGATTGGGTGACCTATGTTGAAGAGACAGTATTTGATCTAAACATGCTAGTCATTGACGAAAACAATGTTATATGCAATAATGTAAATGAAAAAGCATTTGATGCTTTTGAACGGTATGGAGTCACACCACACGTTGTAAACTTCAGGCACAGATACTTCTGGGATGGAGGATTGCATTGTATAACATCTGACATCTCAAGGGAAGGAGAACAAAAAAGTATGTTAGATGTATAGAGTTGTTTTTGTTGGTGGTATAAAGGAGTTGACTCCTGAGTACGAAAAATATAATGATGATCTATATGCTAGTGCTAAAACATTAGATGGATTTATTGGTATTGATACTGATGTGATTGAGGGAACTGAGATAACAATAAGTAAATGGAAAACCAAGAAGGATGTGATGGGGTGGGCGATGGATCCACTGCATATGGAAGCAAAAAAACAGGTAAATAAATGGTATACTTGGTACAAATCTTATCATCTAGACTGTGACTCCTAAAGAAAAAATCGAAGAGTGGGTGCTCAATACACTGAGTGAACCACATAATAAATTTGGTGACCTACCTCCATGTCCTTATGCTAAGAAGGCATGGGTAGAAGGTAATGTAGAGGTCAAGATGTGGAAAGACTTTGGAAGTTTTAGATATGATAAGTGGGATAAAGAGGTCACCATCTATGTTATGGATCCATACACATCACCAGACTTTTTGTCACAGATGGCAAAGAACTTCAATACGTTATATCCTGACTACCTATTTCTAGAGGAGCATCCTGATCTAGTAGAGGACGTAGGTGGTTTTGTAGTCAATCAAGGAGAACTTATATTACTGATTGTACAAGAAAGAAAACCTTTAGAAGAAGCAAGAGATAAATTGCAAGAGACTACTTACTATGATCACTGGACACCTGAGATGAAGGAGAGAATTATTGAGCGTTAGAACAGTCAAGTGGTTTAGTGCCACAGTCATATTGACTGCAATGGTTTTTCATGTGTTGGGATTGACACCGTGGAATAGTATGCTACAATTAGTGGGAGCAACCGGATGGACATACGTAGGTATAAGGTGGAGAGAAAGGGCAATTGTTATGAACTTCCTTCCACAATTTTTTATCATAATCCCCGGTCTCATATACATGTTACTAAAATCATGACTAAACCTTACGATGATTCCAATTGGAGAGAAGAGTACAAAGGTTACGTACGTGACAAATTCAAACTCAAACTATTAGAAGACGGACCTCATAGTTTGGCACAGGCATGGTTATTAGGAGCAATGCATTCTGATTGGAAGAGGATCAAGGGTTACGATAAACTCGATCCCAAACCTAATGAAGGTCAGAATCAATCCAGTTTGAAAGAGTTCTTTGAAAGGTATAAAGATCAAGGCATATGAACTATAGATCTTTAGACTTTCAACTATCTGAAGAAGACATAAAGTATCTTTACGATACCTATAAGACTGAAGAGTTTCGTAGAAATGATTACTACACTGGATATCATAGACATCCAAATTCTACCAGTCGAGATAAAAGTCATGGCAATTTTCATGATGAAAGACTTCATAAGATATATGCTCCATTCATATCTAAGTCTCTGAAAGAGGAGGGTCTTACAGCACCCAAAATGATTTTATCATTTAGACACATTTGGGCACAAATCTACACCAAAGATTTTGCTGCCGGTAATGGTGTTCATAATCATTATGCAGATCAAAGTAATCTTATGTCTTGGATTCACTTTGTTAATGTGCCTGATGATCAGGATTGTTTGTTTTTCAAGATAGGAGATGAAAGGATCTACCCAAAAGATCAGAGATCTGGTACAATGATATTCTTCCCTGCTTGGTCACTCCATGGGGTTGATGCTGTAAAAACTCAATCCGATAGGGTTGTGGTTGCAGGTAATGTAAATAGGATTTTATAATCAATTATGAAAGCAGTTCTTTGGTCAAAAGACAACTGTCAGTGGTGTGAAAGAGTCAGACAACTCTTTGCTGCCACCAAAATCGAATACTTAGAATACAAACTGGATAGAGACTTTACTCGTTCCCAGTTCTATGAGGAATTTGAGGAGGGTGCTACCTTTCCACAGGTTCAACTTGACAACAAACACATAGGTGGATGCAAAGAGACATTGAGATATCTCCAAGAGAAGAAATTGATCTAGGAGAAATAAATAAGGGTGTAGAACTCTTGATGAGGAGACATACCGGTCTCCCAACTGAAAACCTTACTAGGAGAAAACACATGGAAGCAGCACTTATAACAATCGGTGTATTCACAGGCATTCTCACCCTTTCGGTAGGTGTTATCCTAGGGTATATTCTACGCACCTATATACAAGACAACAATCAAAATGCATATACTTATCATCCAGAAATGTTTGATGAGAATGGACAATTAGTTCCTGACGAAATTATTTCATTCCGAATCGAAGGGGACGAATCTACTGAACTTGAAGATTAATTATGGCAAAACTACCTGACAATCCTTTAGTATCTGAACTGTTCAAAGCGGTTCATGGTAAGAAAGATAAAGGGGGAAAGAAAGAACTCCTATCACAATACAAACGTGATGATGTGAAAGCACTACTGATTTGGAACTTTGATAAGCAAATAAAAAGTGCCATACCAGAAGGAGAAGTACCTTACAAAAAGAATGAAGCACCTATCAACTCTGGAGGACACACACGTCTTGTTCATGAGTGGAGAACTCTTTACAATTACATAAGAGGTGGTAACGATCAACTCTCTCAGATGAAAAGAGAGACCATGTTCATTCAATTACTTGAAAGTTTACATGAGTCTGAAGCAGAATTACTGATGCTAGTAAAAGATAAGAAACTACAATCAAAATACAGAATCACCAGAGCACTGGTAGAAGAAGTATTTGATGAGATCACTTGGAGAGATAAGTAATGGTCAGAGTACTTCATGAGAAGTGTGACAAGAAGTTAGCAGAGAATCCAAAACTACCTTATAATGCATATCTCATAGAGTATAAAGAAGGCGAAGAGCATTTCTTTGATATCGCTATCGGAGATAAGGCAGTGGATATTTTTGATTTCTACTATGATAAGAGTAGTAAGTTTGTCAACATGAATCAAGCAGGTGGTCTAGTAGATCCTAAAAGATGGGTAGATCCCACTACACCACCCCCTAAAAAGAACCGTAAAAGGTAAAGAGTTGTTACATAAATGTAGTGGTATCCTTGCATAAATAGATATGGTATGTTATGATACCAATACGTTCATCCAAACATGCAAGGTATTGCACTGCTAGTACTTCTTCTTTCAGATCATCACCCTTCCCACTGGGAAATGTCATGTGATGATTGGAACGAGGTAAGAATTGAGATACTCAGTGATGAGGAACTCGGTTCTGATGCTCATGAATATCTTATAGATTATTTCAGAACAAAAGTACCAGAAGAACAATGTGAACCATGGCAATTTGGACGCAAGTAAGTCAAGACTCGGAACGGATCGTTCATCCCTTATGGGACGCAAAAGTTGACCGAAGGAACGGGGACTAAAAAACCCTACTACTAAGGAGTAACACAATGGCAAAAGTCACTTACAGAGGAGTCGAGTACGACTCAAAAGAATACAACGCTAAAGTGCTTGCAGAAGCAGCAAAGCGTAGTAGACACGAATTAATGTATCGTGGACTAAAGGTTGCAAAGTAGTTGCTAAAAAGTATTAATACCTATATAATAATATAAGTATTTTTACCCATATGACAAAGTTATTCTATCAACTCTGTTTTTTAGCACTCGTATTTTCAAGCATTGCATACCTTCCACGGTTTGCTTATGCATAATCTTTACAACTAAATACAATTTCAAAGGGGTGCTTGACACCCCTTTTTCTATCCAATATAATATATGAATACACTCAAAGAAACAGTAAAACTAATCAAGGCAGCACTCAAACACAAGCATCTATACTCCAAGAAGGAATTATTCTACATGAAGAATTCATTGAAGGAGGCAAAGAAAGAACTGAAGATGCAGAAGTCTGTCAAGTCATTACAGGAAAATGAAAGTACAACTAATAACAGTAACACCTGATGCTGAAAAGAACATGGCATTCGTTGCCAGAGTTTCTAACCCTAGCAATCAGACTAACGAAAACTTCTCTGGGTTGTTAGCATACTGTATCAAGCATCAACACTGGTCTGTATTTGAACAGGCACACATGACTCTAGAGATTGAAACTAC